TATTGCGATATGGTATTTACCTGTCCGCCATACGAGGACTTAGAGGTATATTCTAAGGATAGCGATGATTTAAGCAATATGAACCATGAAGAATTTAATAGAGCGTACTTTTCCATCATAGAAAAGACTTATAAGAAGTTGAAGGACAACAGTTTTGCTGTAATAGTTGTGGGCGAAGCCAGAAGTAAGGCAGGTAGTTATTACAATTTTGTTGGCAACACTATACAGGCTTTTATTAGTGCAGGTTATAAGTATTACAATGAAATTATATTAGTCAACGCCGTGGGGACATTACCGTTCAGGGCGGGTAGGATTATGAATAAAAGCAGGAAGGTGGGGAAGGTACACCAGAACGTACTGGTATTTTACAAGGGTGTAATGAGTGAAATTGCGAGCAAGTACGGTAGTATTGCGGGAATCAGTGCTATCGACTTGGGCTAATTACCATGCTAGAGTATAGTATGACTATAAAACAAATCACACAATACATTAAGAGTAACGATGTAAAGAACGCCCTTAGAGGCGCATCTGAGCATAAAGACCTACTAGGGGACAATATCGCAGTCAGGGCTAAACGTGCCTATGAGTGTATCGTACATAGCGAGTTTTACAAGCAAATTGGCAGATATGATGAAAGAGAAATAAATGTTGTTTGGAGTGTAATTAAATACTACTACCTAGCACACGAAGCCAAGCAAAATAAATAAGATTAAATATAGATGAATAATCCAAACGCAGTAGACAACTTAATACCAGCAGTAAAAGGGGAGATAAGAAACCCGAAGGGAAGGGGCAAGGGAAGCGTGTCGTTCACTACGCTATTAAAGCGACTACTTAAACAGAAGGTAGACATCAAAGACCAAAATGGTAATGTAATACTGAAAGCGACCAAGAAGCGAGTAATACTGTTAAAGTGGATGGAGAAGGCAATGCAGGGTGATGTGAGGGCTATAGAGGGTGTTGTGGATCGTATAGAGGGCAAGCCAAAGACGTCGGGAGAGATAACTGTCAAGAACCCAATCAGCTCAATGAAAGACGAAGAAATTAAGTCAATACTTGATAAGTACGGAATAGATGTCGGAATACGGGGAACTGGGAGTAGTAGCGATAAAGGGACTGCTCAGGACTAACCGGCAATTCTTTTTTGAGTTTATACTATCCCACTACATTAAAACGAATGATGTGAATGAACTCCACAGGGAGTGGTTTAGTCTATTGTCGAGTGAACGTAAGTTGGGTATTATCGCTCCAAGGGGACACGCCAAAAGCTCAATCATCAATATAGCAGACAATCTCTTTGATATTTGTAACGGCTACGAGCCATACATTGTCATATTCTCAGATACACCAGAACAGGCAACTGAGCATTTAGGGGCTATGGTAGAGGAATTAGAGGGGAATGAACGGCTGATAGAGTTTTACGGCCAACTGTACGAACCTCGCATGGTAGGCGATAGAACAAAAGAGAAGTGGACACAATCGACTATTATTACAAAGAACGGTGTCAAGGTAGAAGCAAAGGGGTGGCGTTCTAAGACAAGAGGTATGCGCTGGAAAGAATATCGACCTAGTAAAATTGTAATTGATGACATTGAGAACGACGAAGATGTTATGTCGCAGAAAATGCGTAACAAGCTAAAGGCAACATTTGAGAAGAAGATACTAAACTTGGGTGAACCTGAAGCTAAGTATAGGTTTGTCGGTACGATATTACACTTTGATTCATTACTACAAAACGAGTTCAAGAAGCCCCGTGATGGGTGGACTTGGCGCATGTATAAGGCGTATAAGCCCGATAATGAGCCGTTATGGCCCGAATGGTGGACACGGGAGAGGCTAGAGAATAGGCGTAGAGAGATTGGCGAGATACCGTTTAATCAGGAGTTTATGAATAACCCTCTCGATCCGAGTACACAAATCTTTAAGCCAGTCGAGTTTTATGATAGTATTGATTTAACGATGGTGGAATGCTTCGGGTATATTGACCTTGCCATCAGTGAAAAGGAAACCGCCGACTACACTGCGATAGTTACGATAGGCCGGCACAAAAATAGCGGTAAATTATACGTCATAGAGCCAGTGCGAATACGGGGTTCTATCAGTGAGCAACTACAGTTGGTTTTTGACATGAATAAGAAGTATCACTACAAAACGTTTGGTGTAGAAAGCGTAGCGTATCAAAAGGCGTTTGCACAAGTATTGACGCAGAAGAGCAATGAGATGAATGAGTACATTCCCGTATCAGAAATACAAATTGACAAAGACAAGGTTCGCAGGGCAATAGAGATTACACCGTATGTAGAAAATGGTACAATAGTGTTTAATGCTTCACATCAAGAATTTATGGCTGAATTAGTACAGTTCCCAAAGGCAGAAAAGGACGACATGTGCCTTATTGGAAATACAGGAATCATCACAGATAAGGGAACAAAGAAGATAAAAGACGTAAAGGCTGGTGATGTTGTGTTGTCAAAAGGTTTTAACAAAGTGTTGAAAGTGTACGACAATGGAATTAAAGATACAATAAAATTGAATCTAAGCAATGGCAAGTCTCTCATTGGTACACAGAATCATCCAGTGTATGTACCAGAAATGAGTGAATACTTGCCAATGGATTCCATTGTTGGTATGATGATATTATGGAAGAAAATACAGAAACAGTCACAGTTGACGGAATTGTCTTTAGGAGATATCCGGACTCAGCTAGGAGAAACCATCGTGTTTATTTCCAAGTTCACAGCAAGTGGAAATAAACACCAGTTTACCTACATAGATATCTTTATGAAAAATATGTGGGCGTTATTCCTCATGATGGTCATATACACCATAAAGACGGCAATTCACTTAACAACTCGATTGAAAACTTGGAGTGCATCACTCAAGCAGACCATATGCGACTTCATCACGCAGGGAAGTGTAGTGATGCTCAACGCAAACACCTCGAATCAATCAGAGACAGCACAAAAGTGTGGCATAGAAGCGAGGCAGGAAGAAAGTGGCATAGAGAACATGCAATTGCAGGACTATCGGTTAAAAAATGCAGTACTTGTGGAAAAGAGTTTAAGCAAACAATTGGGGTCCAAAAGTATTGCTCGGTCAAGTGTAAGCCAAACTATGAACAATTACACAGGTTTAAGAAGGTTTGCGGATTCTGTGCTAAGGAGTTTATGGCACAGCGTAATAGAGTACAATTTTGCTCTCGTGAATGTGCTGTCAAGGGAAGAAGGAAAACCCCAGAGAGTGTATAATTTAGAGATAGAAAACTCTCATACATACCTTGCGAATGGTGTCCTTGTTCATAATTGTGATGCGTTCGTAGGTGCTTGCAAGTTGGCATTGAATAGCTCGGTTAGTAGTTACACCATTAAAACTGCTGGTACTTCAATTTATAAGGGTAACGAATAATGGACGAGAATATCGTAACTTCAATGTTTCGTAATATAACCAGAGTGTTTACACCAAGACCAATACAGTTATCCGACACAAACCCCACACAAGGCGGTTCCAAAGACAAGTTTTCTGAGATAGGCGTAAAAGGGGAACAGATTATTAAGAGCCAAGGTGTTCAGCTAGGTAGAACCCTAGCAAACGAAGAGGTAAGACAAGATAACCTGAAAATCACTGACTATCGCAGAATGATGGACAATGACGGTCAAGTGCAAATGCTTGTCAATGCAGTATTTAATACGATTCTTTCACCAGGAGTTTCTATTGTAGATGACCCAGACTACGAAGCGGAAGAGGACTCAGAAGAAAAGCAATTTATTGAAAAGAATTTACTCTCACCGTCATGGAAGGGTGGGATGGATATGTCTATGGAACTAACAAACCGTTACCAATTAAGGGCATTTATTGAGGGATACCGTATATTCGAGGTGGTATATCGTGTTGACAAGGATGGCAAGATTTACCTAAAGAAACTGGCACCAAGAGCGGGAAATGACGACAATGAGTTTCATATACTTGTGGACAACAATGGGAACTTTCTAGGCTATAAGCAAGCAACACATTTCGGTAATAGAACAGTAAACGTTAGCGTAATCAACGACGGTGGAATCAAGAAGGTTCACCGAGCAGTATTCGGGCAAGAGTTTGGCTCTTTATATGGTAGAAGCGCACTGAGGGCGGCGTGGTATCACTATGATAAGGCACATAAGGGGCTGTTTCTGAATCATGTGGGACACGAGTTGGGCGTAATTCACCCTAGAATCATCTATACAATAGGGAACACGAAAGAAGATGTTAGAAACGATGTACTGAAAGCGTTTGACCGTATTCACATGGAATCGAGCATTATGATACCGCAGGAATCGTTTAAGGTGGAGTTTCCCGAAACCACAGACGCAGCGGTCATGGCAGAAGGTCGTGAGAGTATCCACCTACACTACAGCATGATGGCGAAGTCTATTCTTGCGCAGTTTGTTGATTTGGGTTCAAGCGTCAGCAACACGGGGAGCCGTGCGTTAGGCGAATCACAAGTCGACTTTTTTAAGCAGGGACTCAGTGCTATCGCAAAGACGCTTATCGAAGATCCTTGGAATGAGATTATTGCCGATATTATCAAGATTAACTTCGGTGGCGAGATTTACCCAGCACTGCAAGTCAACCCGATAGACGACAAGAGTGCAGAACTTGTCTACACTATGCTGTTAGAGATGACGAAGGGTAATAACATACCTGACGTATTAAAGAATCGTATTGTTGCTATGGGTGCTGACTCTCTAGGAATTGAAGTGAGCGAAGAAGAAATTGAAGCGGAAATGGAAGAGAAGAAGAAAGAGGCGGATGCGTTAGCCACCACGATGGCAAAAACACCTCAAAAACCAACGGAGCAGAGGGGCGACAAATCTGTGCAGTCAGTGATGAAGAAGCAGGTCAGTGACCAAAAACTAACAGAATTAGTGCATAAGCACGTGGAGTTAGAGGACACTGAGGAACTTATTGAGCCAGTAGTTAGAACCCTGTACCCCGATGAGCAGAAGATAAAACTGTCGGATATTAAGATGAAACTTGACGATTCTCGTACAAGGGCTGAGTTCATTTTACGAAACAAGCTCATGTCCGAAAAGGAAAAGGTTGTCAATTCGTTTGTCATGGCGCTTCGTGAGGGTAGAAAGGCAATAAAGAAAGTTGAGGTTGATTTGGCGGAGCCACAGGATAACTACAAAGAAGAATTGGTCATTCTCAGTAACGAGTTGTATGAGTATGGAAAGCGAATGAGCGCAAATGAGTTAGGAAAGAGTGTACCGACAACACCGAAGAAAGATATGGTATCAATTGAGGAACGTGCCATATCAATAGCAGAGGAACAGGAAGCACGACTCAAGTTGAAACTGAATATGGTGGCAAATGATGCTCTTGACAACGGTGTTGCAGAAAATGATGCAAAACTGTTGCTTGAACAGGAATATGACGCATTCTGGGATAAAGTACTCATTCCTACTGTTGGACTTCTTATTAGCAAGATGTTTAACAAGGGAAGGCAGTCAACTTTCGAGAAATATCAAGAATACATCTTTGCGTTTAGATTTACTGCGGTTCTAGATAATAGAACGACAGCGACTTGTAGATCGTTGGATGGTAAGGTATTTCAGGCAACGGACCCGAACTACGCATTACTAACGCCACCAATTCATTATAATTGTAGGTCGTTCTGGACACCGATTACTCTTGCAGAAGCAGGGAATGTACAGGTTGACGGAAAACCATACGATGTACCGATTTATTCTAGCGTAGATACATTTAAGGACTCATAATTATGATAAAACAGGAAAGGTTGAAGAAATACTTTACAGATATTTCTAATCAAAAAAAAGAGAAAGACGAACTTAATAAGAACGCCTTTGAGAAACGGTTTGAGTTGCTTGAAAAAGAGATAAACAAGAAGTTCATCGGAACTCAATACTACAAGGTGCTGTTG